CCGGGTCGCATTACCTCGCGGATAAGCGCGCGGGGTTGAGACCCAAGACCAACAGCTGTTGTTACACAGCCGCTAATCAAGAGTAACCTCGCAGTTCCAACACTAACAACTGTCTTATGTGAAGCTCATACTAACTAAGTTGTTCTGGTCAGTGCCGAGCCAATATACCTTTCGGTATATCAGGTTTGGTAGACTGGGCCAGCTTAGGATAGCTGTGTGAATCATCTGATAAGAGAGTGGTTAGGATCGCGGCTACCGAGGGGTGTCGTACCCCCAGCGTTCAAGAAGGCTAGCACCCTACCTTGGGCGTGGTAGCGTCCCTAACACTGCGTGAAACTTATATAATCGTTGCTACAATGACTAGATTAAGTACGATAAGGAAGTTAATCCCTATAGTATTAACCTTGTATTGTGAGCAGTACGAAGTATACAGTTCACGTGTAACAGCTTACCTGGATACATTTTCACATAATGTGGACCACCAAGGCTTAGAACAAACGGTTCGAAGATATAAATCTCTTCGCCTATCTGTTTTAAGGTACCTTAGTGGGAATCCACTATATGAACTTGAATCCGTAGCACTAGATTCTTCAGGTTTTCCGAAGGAGTTGTCTTTATGGAAATCTGATTTAGATAACCCTCAAACTATAAGAGTTCTTCTCACATTGTTAAATGTGGGGAGAGCTTTTAAATTTAAGGCTATTCTAAAGTTAGATACCATAGAGACTCCTTCCAAGGGAATTCCTCAAAATGAGGACACTATTAAAGTGATCTGTAAGACTCTAGGAGTTTACCCTCAGACTTTATCATGGAAAGATTTCCATTTCTCGACAAAGAGTGGTCCTAACGGTCCTGCTTTGGCTTCAGCCTTAACTGACTTGGACGCTATAACACCTCAACAAAAGGAAGATATTATCCTTTTGGGTGGGTTAGCGCTTCAAGTAGCTATGACTAAGCCTTATCAGCCGACCGGTTTAGGATACTCTATGATTGAGATCTGGAGATTAATCCATTCTAAAGCTGAAAAGTATTCTCGTAAGCTTAGTTACTTTAGTGATAAGGAAGGTAAAACAAGAGTGATAGCTATCCTTGATTATTGGACTCAGACAGCATTAAAGCCTCTTCACGACGCTTTAATGGGTATATTGCGAAATATACCTTCTGATTTTACCTTTAATCAGGATGACTTTCAATCTTCTTTACCATCTACCGGTCCATACTATTGCTATGACCTTTCCGCTGCAACAGACAGAATGCCTGTTGACTTTCAGGTTAGTGTTTTAACTAACTTGATTGGGGAAGATCATGCTCTAGCGTGGAAACGCCTGCTAGTAGGAGAAGCCTTTGTGAACAAAGACTGTTCCCATCCGATTTATTATCGGGCGGGACAGCCGATGGGAGCATACTCCTCTTGGGCCGCGATGGCACTAAGTCATCATGTAATGGTGCAATTGTCGGCGATTAATGCACAGGTTGTGAAACCTGGTCATTATTTTCCTGACTATTGCCTATTAGGTGATGATTTAGTTATTGCCAATCGCGAAGTAGCTCTCCAATATAAAATCTTATGCTCTCAACTTGATATGCCTATTTCTGATGAAAAGACTCTTGTATCTGAAAAGATGCTCGAGTTTGCCAAAAGAATAGTTATATCAGGGGTTGAAGTGTCAGGTTTTAGTATCGGTGGTTTCTTAGAGACTTGGAAGAAGTATTCACTCCTTCATGAGTTTCTTAGAAACCAAGCTACTCACGGATGGAACTTGCCTATCTCTGAGCACCCAGACTTGATCCGAGCCACATTTAGTTTCTTTAAACGTCCTGCGCAAGCAGAACGAATAATTAAACTTTATATGGTTTATCACTATATAGGAAACTTCATCAGTAAAGTTACTGATGAAAATTCTATATCCTGTGACCGTATTAATGCAGGACACTCATTAAGAGTGTCTGTGCAGCAATACTTCCACAGGACTTTTCCTTTATGGGAGTTTATTTCGACTCCCGAGATGTTAAATCTCCTCGTTGATTTTATCAAAGAGATGAAGTTAAAGATAGCGATTTCGGATGTTGAGAGATTGTTTGAGAACCGTGATTCCATAGTTAAGACTATGGATGATCAGGCTCTTAAACATCTCCCAAGCTTGAATGTCCAGTTATACCAAGCTCTAAGACGTGAGACGCTACCCGTTATTAGTGTTGCGAATACCCTTCTTAGACTTAGCGTCGACGCCGTTAACCGATTGGTTAGCGATGAAGATGTTAATATCTTTGAATTAGGTATTTCGAAATACTATGTTGGGGAAGCAATCTTCAGCCTTAGAAGAGCTCGGTCTATCTCACTAGCTCAGGCTCGGTTAACTAAGCAACTTTTGGATGTTTGGCAGGATAGAGCCATGGAATCTGTTCCTTTATACCAATATATTGAGAAATATACTGGTTTTAAGGCAGATACCCAGGTTCGTCCTACCTTAACACCTAAGTTACGTCGTGTAACCGGTACTAAGCGCTGCAAGTAGTACTCGAGCG